TATATATGAGGACAAGTGATGGTCAAGTTGGTAAAGCAACTGCATCAGATGGAACATCAGAGGCTGCTACTGTTGTAGGTTTTGCCAATGCCACAGCTTCTGCTAATACGACTGTAAAAGTAATAGTTGTTGGATTAAAAACTATATCTGGTTTAGATGCTGGTGATTTATATTTTTTATCTCCAAGTACAGCTGGAGCTATAACTCTAACTCCTCCATCAAGTGCTGGACAAGCTGTTGTTAGATTAGGAGAAGCTGCAACTACAACTACTTTAGCAATACAAATTGAACCACCTATTAAATTAAGTTAATGGCTAGTGTAGAAAATTACATCCCATACCAACCTAATGCTCAAGGATTAACTGAAGCACTTTTAGATTTAAAATCTACTATGCCAACTCAAACAGTATTTAAAGTAACCGGCTATGTTACTACCTGTTTTGAAGATATTACTCAAGGAGATGCTGTTTATTCTAGAGCTTCAGATGGGTTTGTAGGAAAAGCAATAGCAAATGATACTTTTGATAAAGCAAAAGTTGCAGGTATTGCAGAAACAACACAATCTTCTGGTTCTGAAATAAGTGTTTTAACTAGAGGTATAGTAACCACGGCTGGTTTAGATACTGGTGATTTATATTTTTTATCTGCCTCTTCAGCTGGATCAATAGTAGCAACACCTCCAACTACTGCAGGGCACTATGTTACAAGAGTAGGAGAAGCTGGATCTACTGGTCAATTTATCATAAAAGTTGAACCACCCA